ATCCTCCAACTGTACCAAACCAAACAAGACACCATCGACGGCCTCCTAGAGCGCGACCAAATGAAATACTGGGTCTTGCGGGTGATGGTCAACAACTACAACTCTAAGACCTCACGATACCACTACAAGTGGCGGAAGGATATCGAGCGCCGAAGGAAGTTCGCCCGGCACATAGTCGACTGGTGGGACGGGGATGGCGTAGCGGCACACCGTGACGAACTGCTGACCCATATCGAGGAGCGGCTTTCCGAGCTGCCTTGGTTCGACGCTGAGGTGTTCGCCATATATTTTGAAGACGGGCACACCCTGGACAGCTTTGCAGAGGCGACAGGGATAAGCCGACATAAACTCTACACCACAATACGACGTGTCAGAAAAGAAATCCAAGGGTCTCGGCGACAAGATCGCGGAGGTAACAAAGGCGACGGGGATAGATAAGCTCGTCCACGCCGTGGTGGAGGACTGCGGATGTGATGAGCGCCGCGCGAAACTCAACGCCATGTTCCCCGGTCGCAATGTCGAGATGTCCGCGCAGGACGTAACTGCGTTCGAGGAGCTGCTACCCGCTATCGAGAGGGGGAGATTGAACCGGAGCCAGTCCCGCACCATGTACGATATTTTTAACCGGACCTTCAACGCGAAGGAGAAGCCGTGCAACTGCACCGGCAAGAACAAGCGGATGGTCGAGAAACTACAGCGAGCCTATGAGTATTCATGTAAAATTTAAGACCTACAGCGCCTATCCCGAAGCGGTAAGCAACAACGCAAAGAAGGGGATCGAGCTGAACGAGAAGGTCGGCAATAAGTGCGCTACCCAGGTCGGGAAGGTGCGCGCCCAGCAACTAGCCAAGGGCGAGAGCGTATCCTTTGACACGGTACGGCGGATGTATTCGTACCTGTCACGAGCCGAGGAGTATTACGACGAGTCAGATACTAAGGCTTGCGGTACTATTTCGTACCTTCTGTGGGGCGGTCTGGCCGGGAAGCGGTGGGCCGAGAAGATAATGAGGGAAGAGGGAAAGTTGTAAATTTGCAAACTCTCCTATATATTTGGCACATGGAAAACACACAAAAGCCAAAACAGCAAAAGCCCGACCCGGTCGAGCAGCTCATGCAGTATCAATCGGACGTATTCGATTTGCTAGGTCAAACCCTCAACAAGCCAAAATAATGTGGGACTACGAATCTGAATGGCCTGTGAGCCGAAAGCCGCTACCAAATCCTATCATGGTGTTTGGTGTGACTGTTGGATATCAAGACAGCGTCCAAATAAACACGCGCGGTCCACACATCCCATCGGGGACGTTTGAGATGTACAACACGCGGGAGAAACACAATAGCGTGTTTAGGTCGGTGGAGGAGATGGGTCAGGCCATTGTCGCCCTGACAAGTCACGCCGTAAGCGTTCGTATCTGGTGACGCATGGATCCCTCTTCTCAGGCATCGGAGGGTTCGACCTCGCCGCTCGGTGGATGGGGTGGGAGAACGTCTTCCACGTCGAGCGCGACCCGTTCTGTAGGCAAGTCCTCGCCCATCACTTCCCCGAATCCCAATCCTTCGACGATGTCAAAGCCTTCGATGCAACTCCGTTTCGAGGACGTATACGAGTCCTTTCGGGTGGCTTCCCCTGCCAGCCCTTTTCAGCAGCAGGAAAGCGGGCCGGGACATCCGACGATAGATATCTATGGCCGGAGATGTTTAGAATCATTCGAGAAGCTCGCCCCACCTACGTCGTGGCGGAGAACGTTCGCGGCCTCATTAGTTGGAATGACGGGTTGGTTCTCGACACGGTGTGCGCTGACTTGGAAGGTGAAGGCTACGAAGTCTTCCCGGTCGTACTTCCTGCTGCAAGCGTCAACGCGCCGCACCGAAGGGACAGAATCTGGATTGTTGCTTACGCCAACGACCAGAGAGGAGCCGGTGGACTTGGACAAGTTCAAGGCACGAATGGAGAAGTACCCCAACGGCACGACCATGCCCAACCTCGCCACGCAGGTGCAACAGATGCTTCCAACGCCAAGAGCGGTGGAGTTTGTGGAGACTCCGGAGAACTTTGCCAAGCGCAACGGCGACAGGACAACCAACTCTATGCCGAATCTATCGAGCATGGCGCAGCACGTCCCGCAGATGCTACCAACGCCAATGGCGCAGGAGCACGACAAGATAACAGGCAAGAAAAATCAGGACAGTTTGACCAAACGCGCCCGCCAACAGACTGGCAAGACTTCCCAACTGTCGCCCCAATTTGTGGAAGAAATGATGGGCTTCCCCAAAGGCTGGACGGCATCACCTTTCCAAAGTGGAGACGAGAGTCAATAAAGGCTTACGGAAACGCCATCGTCCCACAGGTAGCATACCAAATATTTCAAGCTCTTGAAAGCACCAATCGACACCATTAAGGAGAACCCGCACAACCCGCGGACCATTACCGAGGACAAGTTCCGTAAGCTCGTAAAGAGCCTCAAGGAATTCCCAGAGATGTTAGAAGCGCGTCCCATCGTAGTCGACAAGGACAACATCGTCCTCGGAGGCAATATGAGACTAAAGGCAGCCCGCGAAGCTGGACTAACAGAAGTCCCGATTTACCGCTCGGAATGGAGCCACGACAAAAGCTCGGAGTTCGTCATCAAGGACAACGTAGGCTTTGGCGAGTGGGATTGGGATCTACTGGCTAACGAGTGGGATTCCTACCCCCTGGCCGAGTGGGGTTTGGATGTATGGACGCCGGAGGAAGAAGTAGACGGATTGACCGACCCCGATGAGGTGCCGGAGGTTCCTGCCGACCCCGTGACCCAGCTTGGCGACCTGTGGATTCTTGGAGAGCATCGGCTGCTGTGTGGGGACTCTACGAAAGCCGAGGACGTGGAGAGGCTAATGAACGGAGAGATAGCCACGCTACTTCATGCGGACCCACCCTACGGTATGGGCAAAGAGAAAGACGGCGTACTGAACGACAACCTTTACTCGGACAAGCTGGACAAGTTTCAAATGGATTGGTGGCGCACCTTGCGCCCGCACTTGGCAAGCAATGCCTCCGCCTATGTGTGGGGCAATGCCCCGGATCTTTGGAGGTTGTGGTATCGAGGAGGTCTTGCAGATTCGGAGCGGCTGGAACTGCGAAATGAAATTGTGTGGGACAAGAAGGCCATCCCAGGGATGAAGTCGGATCTTCTGCACCAATACCCTGAAGCCTCGGAGCGGTGCCTATACATCCAATTCGGGCAACAATTCGTGGGCAACCTGAACAGTGAAGACTTCCCGGAAGAGTGGGAGCCCCTGCGGTCATACCTGGCAAAGGAGGCAGAGGTGGCAGGCATTGACTCCAAGAGACTCAAGGAGCTTTGTGGGGTCGGTATGTTCAGCCATTGGTTTACCAAGTCGCAATTCTGCCTCATCCCGGAAAAGCACTACCTTACTCTTCAGAAGCATCACCCGCAACGGTTCCTGCGGCCCTGGTCCGAGCTGGCTAAAGAATGGAGTCAGCTCAAGAAAATTGCACGAGACAAGCACCAGGCCATGCGTAGCTACTTTAATAACGGTCACGACGTCATGAGAGACGTGTGGGAATTTGGCCGAGTAATCGGAGATGAAAGGCACAATCACGCCACGCCCAAGCCGGTGGAGATGATGGAGCGTGTGATGAAGTCAAGCAGCCAAAAAAACGACATCGTGGTGGAGCCTTTTTTGGGTAGCGGATCCACGCTCATGGGGGCAGAGGTCACTGGCCGGAAATGTTACGGTATGGAACTGGACCCCGGATACTGCGACACCATCGTCCGACGCTGGGAAGGATTCACCGGCGAGAAAGCATCTAAAGAAAATGCCTGAAAACGTTCTTTCCTTTAAGCCTTATTACGGGGGGTGTCAGGCATCCCCTCAAAAATCCTCATGAAGCACGACTACACATATCGCGCCACCTTCTACGCATACCTTGGGATGCTTGCACTCCTGCTATATTTGGCACTGTATGGCTGAGATATACCGGGCGATCTTTACGTGTGACGAACTCAACGAGAGGGAGGTGTGGTATGTATCCAGCAGGAAGGAAGCCCGCCACATGGTAGGACGGAAAGTGCAAACACAAGGAAGTACAAACATCCAAGCCCGATACAAGGACGTCAAGTACGACCTGACTATTGAACCCGTATTCGAAGGGAAGGGGGACTCGGGATATGACCCAAGAGATTGACGACAATGGACGCACAAAAAAAAGCAATGGTTCAAGCCCTGGAGAAGTCGTTGGGTATTGTCACGGCAGCGTGTAAGGTGGTAGGCATATCCCGTCAAACGCATTACAATTGGTTAGAGGATCCGGACTACAAGAAGGCAGTCAGTGAGGTGGGTGATGTGGCTCTCGATTTCGCCGAGTCGCATCTTCACAAACTCATCAAGGACGGCAACCCCGCGGCCACCATTTTCTTCTTGAAGACCAAAGGCAAGGAGAGAGGATACGTGGAGCGTCAGGAGATAGCCGTGGCAGAGAAGAAGCCGCTCTCGTGGTTTACTGGTGACAACGCCGACGTGAGTTGAGGCAGCCCGCCACGTACTACCACGTCAAGGGGTGCGGCTCCCGCATCCAAGTACACCAGGGCGGAACCCGTAGCGGGAAGACCTACAGTATCCTACAGACGCTTGTAGAGCTGTGCTACGAGAATGAGAACGCCGGGGCGGTCATCACCATAGCCCGGAAGACATTCCCCGCACTGAGGGCGACGGCCATGCGGGACTTCTTCTCAATCCTAGAAAAGGAAGACGCATACACCCCCGACAACCACAATAAGAGCGAAGGCACGTATAGGCTGTGGGGCAATATGGTCGAGTTCATATCGGTAGACCAACCCCAAAAGGTCAGGGGCCGCAAGCGTGACATCCTCTTCATCAACGAAGCGAACGAGCTGGCCCTTGAGGATTGGAGGCAGCTACTACTTCGGACCACGGGAAAGGCCATACTCGACTTCAACCCATCGGATGAGTACCACTGGATCTACGAGGAGGTCATCCCCCGAACCGATGCCAGCTTCTTCCGCACCACATACAAGGACAACCCCTACCTCGACAAGGCGACCATCGCAGAGATAGAACGCCTTAAGGATGCCGACCCGAACTACTGGCGCATCTACGGACTCGGAGAGCGGGGCGTCAATCAAGCCGCTGTCTTCACGTGGGAGGTCGGAGAGATATCGGGCAAGCGCATCGGGACGGGCTTAGACTTTGGATTTACCAACGACCCCACAGCCGTCATCGATGTCTACCAAGACGGACACACGCTCATCCTGCACGAGCGGTTGTATAGTACCGGACTAACGAACCCGGACATAGGAGAGGAGCTGGACAAGCTGGACGTGGAGACCATCATCGCAGACAGCGCCGAGCCGAAAAGTATCGAGGAGCTTTTCCGATTGGGTCACAATGTCAAGCCCGCACGGAAGGGACCGGATTCGATCCGTCAGGGTATCGACATTATGAGGCGGCACAAGCTGCTGGTGACGGCAGAGTCTACCCACCTACAGAAGGAACTCCGGGCGTACCGATGGGAGCAGGACAAGAACGGCAGGAACCTGAACCGACCCGTCGACAAGGACAACCACGCCATCGATGCGGTGCGGTACGTGTGTCTGAACTTGCTGACCACAAACCGCAGCGGCAAATATTTCATAGCGTGAAGAAGACCATCACAATACCCGAAGACCTGTACGACATCACCGTCGACCAGTATCTGCAAATTCAAGCCATACCCGAAGGGGACGAGCTGGAGCAGGTTGTAAGGACTATCTGTATCCTCTGCCACATGAATCGGGAGGAAGTGATGGGGATGGAACAGAAGGACATCCAACACATTGGAGGAGTCATCGGGGGTATCCTAGACAAGTACGACGAACAGTATCCCGTCGAGCGCGTCATCGAGTTAGACCAGCGGTACGGATTCCACCCAAACCTGTCACGGATTACGGTCGCTGAGTTCGCGGACATAGAGACGCTCTGTAAGGACTCACTCGACAAACACCTCCCCCAGGTTATGGGCATCCTATACCGTCCCATTGTAGAGGAGCACGGGGAGTTCTATCGGATTGCGGACTACGACGGCGAGGACCGCAGCGAATACTTCCGAGAGATGAAGATGGCCCACGCACTCGGTGCCGCCGCTTTTTTTTTGCGTACCGCGACCGTATTAGCCGACGCTTTGGACAGCTATTCCAAGGCGGTGAAGGAAGCAAGCTATCCGAGAA